ACTCGGTATCGGTCGCCGAGAGCGGGACCAGGATGATCGCGGAGTTTGCCGGGTCGTTGTTCTTGACCCGGAACATGAACTCCACGAACCGGCCCTTAGCGATGTTGAGGTTGTAGTTAGCCATCGAAGCCTGCCTCACTCGCCTCGGAAGCCGGGGTGATGCTCACGTGCTGCGGGTTCTGCGACGAGTCCTTGTTGACCTCGTGGTCGATCTCTCCGTACACAGAACCGTCGGGACGGAGAAGAACTAGAGACTCGTCCCCTCGAGAGATGGTGCTCAGACCGATGGACTCGAAGTTGCCATCGTCGTCCATGCGGAATAGTTCCTCGATCTTGTCACCGCGCGCTAGACGCGCAGCAGCGACTGCTTCTTTCCGGTCTGCGTACCCGGACTCGCTCTCTGTGATCTCTCCCTCGTCGGAGCGGCGCTGATAGCCCCACTCATCACCGTCGGGAAAGACCTCGAAGCGGTCTGCCATCAGGCGCTCCTTTCCAAACCTTTGTGTGATAGGCGGGAGGGGTGAGCGTTGTGGCCCACCCCTCCCATGTTGCCTACTCCTGCGACCCGGCGGCGTCGATGACGGCCTGGAGGCCCTCGTCCACGCCCTTGCGGGGATCAGCGCTGTTGTTCGCGGCGACGATACCTTCCGCGTCGAGAACCTTCTCGGCGAGGTCGGCGTCGTCCCCTGCCAGGGCAACCGTCTGTGAGACGTTGAGCTTGTTGGCCTGGATGTACTCCGCAATCTCGTCGGCCGAAGCCTCCGAGACGTCGATGGTCTCGCCCTCGTCGCCCTCGACGAGCGCGGCATCGGGTGAGACCAGCATTGCGGACCTGCGGAGAAGGTCGGCCTCGGGTCCCGTGTAGGAACCGTCCTCGATGGCCTCCCGCTCCTCGTCGGTGAAGAAAGCTCCGAGACGTTCCCCTCTCTCGAGGTCCTCTTCGCTTTCGATCTCGACGACCTCGCCGAAGCTCGCCTGCCGCTCACGCAGCTTGACGTCTCCAGCGAGGTTCTCCGTCTCCTCGAAGTAGGTGAAGAGACGGTACTTGATCATCTTCTCTGCCATCTCTCCTCCTTACGGCGTGTTGAGGCCGGTGAACTTGAGGACGGCGTACGGGTTGTTGACGGCCCAGAGCGGGCGAACAGAACCCTGAACCCAGGTCTGCTCCTTGCCGTTCGGGTCACGCCACGTCTCCGTGCCGTAGGGCTTCTCCGTCCGCATCTCGCCGACCTGACCCTCGGCCAGCGCGTACCCGATGCCGACCGCGACGCGGTTGGTGACGAAGATGTCGATGTCGAAGCTGTCGAGCAGGGCATCGAGCCGGTCCCCGTAGATCCCCTCGAGGTGGTACATCTCGTTGGGATTGATGACCCACAGGTTGTAGTCGATGCCAAGCTCCTCCTGCTCGGCGACGAGGTCCGCCTTGGCGAAGTCTCGTGCCGGGAAGAGGTTGTAGTTCGACGGGGTTGCCCCTGCCGTAACCACGTCGTCCCACGCCACGCCCGCTACCGAGCGGGACGATGCCGTGACCGCAGCGTCGAGAGCCTCGACGGTGCGCTGGTTGATCTTGCGAACGACCGTGTTGGACAGCTGCCGAACGAAGTTCGTGAACAGCGCCACGTCGTTCCGGTCGCGGGCCTCGTCCGTGAAGAAGAACTTGGCTCCCCACTTCTCGACCTCGGCGACCTTCGGTGCACGCCGCTCACCGGCGACGATCGGGAACTCCGTACCCGGAGCGACACGCTGGATGTCGCGTGCCAGGTACAGGTCGTCCTTGATCATCTCGTCGTAGACGAGTGCACCGCCGGTGAGTCCGCCTGAGTTGGTGAAGGCGCGCTCCGCGAAGAAGCGTTCCCTCGTCAGGTCCTGGACCATCGGCGTGATCATGCGCGTCGGGTTGTTGAGCGCCAGGTCCACGGTGAACGTGGTCCCGGTGATCGTCGGAGGCCCGAGCGGGTACTGCGTCGGTGCGGCAACTGCCGCCATCGACATGGAACCCGCGGAACGCAGACCCATTCCGCGCATGTGCTCGCGGATGAGCTCGGGATCCGCCATGTTGATGTGGACGAGCTCTTCGAGGGTCGGAGTGTCGTACGAGACCCTCTTGTGCTGATGGGTGATCAAGTGAGTGTTCCTCCTTTCTGCGTTTCGCGGGTTAGTACAACTCGACGGGGATGATGCTGGCCGCGCCCGCCGCCGTCTTCAGCGCACGACCGACCTTGACGCCCGAGCCGAAGGTCACGATGCGGCCCGTGGTACTGACCTCGACCTCCGCGTTCTCCGTGATCGCGGCAGAGGCCTCGATCGGAGCGACGGTGCCCTTTCCGCGAAGCACACCGACCTTCTTGCCGATCGCGGCGTCGTACATGAACACGCCGCCGTTCGCTGCCGCCGCCGTTGCGTAACCGGCGGTCGTCAGATTGCCGCCCTCCCCGCCCGTTGACAGGCCAGGGCTACCGCCCGCCTGGTACGGACCGAGAGGTGCCGACATCCGGCAGCCGAGAACAGCTGCTGCCGTGTGAACCGTCAGCTTCTGCGTGTATGCGCCCTCGTAGTAGGGGATGCAGTCGGGCATCTACCTGAAGCCCTCCTCTCTCTGTACTCGCGAGCGCGAGAGACCGCCGGAAGCGATTGCGGCCCCGTGTGCCTTGCGGCGCTGGACCTCCGGAAGCAGATGCTCCGGGTAGCCGACCGTCTCGGTCTCGCCCTCGGCTCCGCCACCGGTGTGGCCGAGCTCACTGACAGGGACCAGGCCGTCGTCGATGCTGCCGACGGCGGCTCGGGTGCCGACGGGATCCTTGTCGTACAAGGTCTCCCAGTGCTGCCGGCGTGCGGGCGGGATCTTGCCAGAGGCGATGGCACCATCGAAGAAGAGCTTCTTCTCCGCGTCCTGCTGCCGCTTGAATGCCTCCTCGCCCTTCTTGGCACCGGCCTGGAGCGAGGCCAGCGTGCCCTTGTCGATCGTGACGACTTCCGCCGAAGCGGTGTCGGGCGTCTCGTCCTCGGGCGTCTCCTCTTCGGCGGTCTCCTCCTCGGGAGTCTCCTCCTCCGGGGTTTCCTCCTCCGTGGTCTCGCCCGAAGCCTGGGTGATGCCCGCCGCTGCGCTTGCGGCGTTCATCTCGTCCAGGCCTGCCTTGATCTGCTCGTCCGTCGCATCCACGGGCAGACCCAGGCGCTGGATCAGGACTTCGCGATCCATCACACCTCCTTGGGTGTTGTTTGCCGGGCGGGAATCCGCCCGAGATGCGTAACTGACCTGGACCTCTCGTCCTGCGGTCAGCGCGTCGGCCAGTGATGCAGCCGCCGCTTGCTTCCTCTCGTCGGGGATGTACGCGATCCGGACCGGGTCCGGGTCCGCGAACTTGATGACGCCCTTGGCGTTCGACTTGAAGCCGACCAGGTACAACTGTCCGCTCGCGTCGTCCTCGACCACCAGTTCGTTCGGGTCTGTGACGAACTGCCGGATCCACCACGACATGCGGTCTCCGGTAGCGAAGTCGTCATAGAACGCACGACGAACGTCATCGAGGTCTGCCGCCGCCGCGCTCCTACCTTTGAACAGGTCTTTCAGTTCCACCTCACCCTCCTCTCCGATACTTGCTGCGTCTGCGACGACCTCGACGTCGCTGGGCATCTCCTCGCCGTAGTAGTGCGGGAGATCCTCCAGGACGGTGATGCCGGGCCAGACCACTCCGAGGATTGCGACGGCAGCGCATACCGCGCGGTATCTCCGGCCTGTCTGGCTTTCAACATCCCACAGGATCTCGACGGACCTACTCGGGTATGCGGTCGGCATGATGTCTGCTAGCCACTTGGGCACCCCGACGTAGTCGGCGAAGATTTCCATGTCGTTCTCCCCGAGGCTGAGGTTGGTCGCCTTACCGAAGGCAGGCGTTCCGTCCCAGGGGTTGGTTCCGTTGTAGCGGGGATCGATATGACCGATCTTGAGGCGAGGGGCAGGGATGGACATGTCCTCGTTGGCCGCTGCGACGATGTCCCTCAGGTCGTCGGGGGTGAATGTGCGCGGACCAGTGCTGAGCTTGTACTCAATACCGGCCGCGAGGATCGGCACATTCGGGACCGTTACGAGGACTGGCTTCTTGTGCTTCACTTTGCACCTCCCGGTCCACCGGAGGACGGCTTCGACGGGGAGGGAGCCAGGCCGTCTCCGCCGCCCTCCGCTGGGTCGGGTGGCGGAGCAACGGCCTCAGCCGCCTCCTTCTTGAGCTCCAGCCGTGGCTTCGACTTCTTGGGCAGCTTGTAACGGTAGCGGATTGCGTCTTCAAGCTCGTCGTCCACCGTGATGACCTCTGCGTTGACAAGACCCGCCAGAGCCTCCGTGCCGAGTACGTCGTCCAAGTTCTCTGCGACGATGAGGGGAGCGAGGTCCTCGTTCTCTCCGTAGTTCCAGTCAACAATGTCCTCGATGACGTGCTCGTTCATCACGTCGAGGTACCACTGAACGATCGCCTTTTGCCCGGTCGTCCAGGTGTCGTGGAAGATCTCACCCAGAGCGAAGCTGCCGACATGCTGCCCGCCCTGGGCGAGATTCATGAGCATGAGGAGAAACCGGCGGGCCATGAGCTCGTCGTGCCCTCGGATGGAGTCGAAGACGGACGATCGGCCTCCTGCCTTCAGCACATCAACCTCTGCTCCGTAGGGGAGCGCGCCGCCGGATTGCTCCCCAACCCTGATGTCCTGCATCATCTGGTTCATGGACTCGATCTCGCTGGGAGTAGACTCGGGCGCTGCCGTCCCGATAGGGATGCCGCCCGCGCGCTCGTGATTCACGAGGTCCACGCGCACCAGCCGGTCCTTGACCACCCAGTTCTTGTAACAGTCGCGCATGATGCTGCGACCAACCCAGTTGGCTCCTTCCTGCTCGAAGACGAAAGCCGTGAGGCGATCAACGGGCAGTTCTGGCCAGTTGTTGATCCCGGCGAACGTGTTGCCCCGTCCTCGGCTCATGTCGCCGATGTTCTGCTTGATCGAGATGAGCCCGCCGTCCTCAGCGACCTTGATCTCCGCGATCGTGTGGGGCATGCGCGGGGCGAGCTTGCGGAGACGGAACTTGCCGTCCACGATGTCGCCCACCTGCTCGAAGTACATGTGCCCCCAGATGATCGCCTTGAGAGCGAGCAGCAGGTGCTTGCTGTGCGAGAAGCGACGCTTCATGCGCCGACGGTTGTCGTCCTCCTCGCCCATGATGGGCAAGTTGAGATCCTCGCTGATTTCCCTAACGAGAGCGTCGTTCGCTCCGTTGGGGTCGATCGTGAACGTGAGCTGCGTGATACCGTAGAGGACGGCTGTGAGTAGACCCGCCAACTGGGAATCGGTTCGCATCTGGTCGTACGTATGCACGCTGGTAGGCCAGCGCAGTTCCGGGACATGCTCGTGCTCGTCCATGAAGGCGCTCCATGGCATGAGCTGGCTCTGTCGCCGCTGCCCCGGCAAGGGCATCGAGACCGGAACCTGGATTCCTAGCTCTGACGTAGGCGGCGCTGAGCCGGTCTGCGTCTTTGTACGGGGTCTACCCACAGCCTGTCTCCTAATACTGCTTCTGCTCGCCGTACGCATCCCAGGGCTTCGGAACCCCGGCGACGCCCGACTCGCGGTCGCGGTGCTGCGCGCCTCGCGGCTGCGGCGACATCTTGTCGGCCTTGCCGCTGCCCGGCTTGTGCTGGACTTTGGACTCCACCTTGCCGGAGCCTCCTCCGCCCTGACGCTGCACCTTTGCGTTGATGTCCGCCATGAGCCTCCTTCCTAGCCCTTCGGGGCCATTCCGATGTTGCGGTCCTGAGCGAGGATGGGCAGGTACGCGATGACCATCCGTAGAACAGTGACCGAGGTCGCGCTGAGAAGCGCAACGACGGCTGCCCCGAGGACGTTGATGTCCAGAGTTCCTGAGAACTCCGTCAGAGCCTCGAGAAGTCCTGGGAGAAAGAGACCCAGGAAGGTGACGACGAACCAGAGCGCAGCCTTCTTGGCGGCGCTTAGAGCGGGAACGGTGTCGGTCATTTGCCCTCCAGTCGCATGATCTTGACGTCGGCCTTCGTTCCCTCGTCCTGGAGCCTCTTCAGGATTCCGGAATCCGTCTTGGCGAGGAAGGCCTGGAGCCTCTCAAGCTCCTTCTTTCCCTCGGGGACGACGATCGACTGCGAGACCTTCTTGCCGTCATCCCAAAGCTCGAAGTGCACCTTCTTGACTGCCGGAGGCTTCGGCAGAGAGATCGCCCATGGGGTCGTCGAGTCGTACAGAGCCTTGATGGGCATGAGCGACAGGTGTCCGTGCTTCCTGTGCTCGTTGCTCCCCTCGTACTCGCGCCAGACCCAGGGCACAAGGGTGGACGAGAGGATCATGTCGTTGAAGATCAGGTACTTGATCCGCTTGTCCCTCTTCTTGATCATCGCGGCGAACATCTCGCCCACGTCCATGCCGTGCAACGGATCGTGCGTGATGTCCACTCCGGTCACCGTCGGGTCTTGAGGTGCACCAACCCACGGATTGTGGTCCGACTCACGCGTCGCGTGCTCGGCGTCCCCGATCGTCCCGTCCGAAGCCTTGCTCCTCTTCGGGTGCGCGGCGTTGACCTGCTTCAGAAGCTGGTCGATCGCCTTTGCGGTTCTCCAGTCGCTCATGCTCCCTCCTAGAGAGGCCTCGTCATGATGTCCCCAGAGATAGAACCGGGACCCTGGTTGCCAGCCTTGAGAGAACCGATCGTGACGAGCGACAGAACTGCCGCATCGGCATGGTCGGGCGAGGGGAGGCCTCGTTCCCTCATCTCTTCCTTCGTCTCGACCTGGATCTGGTCACGACTGTTCATGCCCCACTTGATACCGCCGAGTTCAGCCGTCAGCTTCTCGTCCTTCTCGTCCAGGTCGATTGCTCCGTCGTACATCTGCTCGCGCAACTTCCAGTACACCTCAGAGCGACGGTTGGCGAAACGCTTGTGGTTGAAGGCACGCTCGCTGCCCTGGAAGCCCGCAATCTCTAGCCCGTCGGCGCGCAGCGTATCGAAGACACCCGCTCCCAGACCGACCATGTCCATCATCATCGGTACGACGCTTGTGCGATGACGAGAAAGGATGACGCGCGCCTCGTTCGCGCTTACGACGGTGTCCGCCTTGGCCCACCACTTCTCGAGACGGATCTGCCCGCCCCGGTTGCGGTAGATGACGGACCGGTCTGTACCCATGCGCGCGATGTCCATTCCGTACCGTCCCGGCTCGAAGCCCGGTAGGTCAGTGTTGTGCGCCTGCTTGATGAGAGCCGGTGCGAACAGGTACTCATCGGTGATGTCCGGGAACTGACCCAACACCTTGGCGGTGTAGATCGGGCTTCCCTCTCCCCAGTCTCTCTTGCGGTCCTTGACCCACTGCGGAGAGGTGAGGACTTCGAGGAGGTCGGCCGGAACTTCCTCATCGGTGAACGCCGGTGTGTCGAAGGCGCTGATCTCGATGACGTTCCAACCCGGATCCTTACAGACTTGCGCAAAGCGGCTGTTCGGATCGTCCGGGTTGCCGATCGCTAGGATGCGGCTGTTCTCGTTCGTAGCGAGCGAGAGGACAGCGTTCCACAGCCACTCGGGGATGCCGCCTGCCTCATCGAGCAGCGCCATGAAGTAGCGGGCGTGAATTCCCTGGAATGTGTACTCGTCGTAGTCGGCAGGCTTGCGGCCCATGCCGACAAGCTCTTCGTCCTTGTGACCCGTACTGCCGACCTCGCTGGCGTGCCACTTGCAGTCCAGGGTGATGCGACCGGGAAGCTTGCCCTGCTTGTGACGACGACGCATCTCGCGCCAGAGGATCGCCTGCACCTGCGGCCAGGACGGAGCGGTGCTGATCAGGAAAGCCTCGCCCAGAGGGTGCGAGTCCAGCCACCAAGACCCGGCGCATGATGCAGAGAAGGACTTGCCGGTACCGTGCGCTGACTGTACAGCGGTGTACATGTTGTCGCGCACCGACTCGAGGATCTCTCGCTGCTTTGACCAGACGTATCCGCCCAGCTTGCTCTCGACCCATCCGACCGGATCATCTACATACGGATCCGGCTCAGGGAAGAGGCGGGCAAGAGCGGCCTCAGCGGTGCCACGCGGGAGGAGAGACTCCAGGCCTTCCGATTCCAGGAGTGGGAGCCCAGTGACACTCACGCTGCTGCCGCCCTGTCTAGCGCCCGCTGACCTTCCTTGGCTACTGGCGGATTGTCGTTGCCGCCCTCGATCAAGATGAGGTGGCGGCGGACGATCTGCGGGGCCAGTGCCTTGCCCTCGTCGCTGAGGTGCGGCATGAGGTCCGTGAGGATCCCCTCCAGTAGCCGAGCGATCGTATTGCCGTACTGCTCAGCCAGGCGGATCGCCTTCTCGGCAAGACCAAGGCTGAGAGCGATATTGCTGAACTTGACGAGTTCGCCCATGGCGGCGCTGCGCTCACGGGCGTACAGGTGGAACTGCTTGCCGACAAGCGTCTCCTCGATCCACGCCTTCTCGTCAAGCTCCTGCATCCTCTGCGTCAGCCACTCGACCTCCCCGGCGCGGATCTTGATGCACCAAATGATCGCGTCTACAGGGTTGATGTCCTTAGTTGTGCCGAGCAGCTTGCGGTACTCGTCACTGGCCGCAGCCTTGACGTGGTTGGGAGTGCTGCCGCCGTGGAACTTGCAGCGCCCGGTCCCAGGGTGAGATGTGCCCCATCCTGCCGCCAGCGAGCAGGTTGTGGTTCCGTGCTTCTTCTTTGCGCCGCACTGGCTCCCCACGGCGAGCGCTGACCCAGCAGTCCCTCTAGGCATGAGGAGAGAACACCGCGCCCTCCCAAACTCCCTCTGCGGATTGTCCCTTGATAGTCATGGCGCAGGCCTTTCTGGCCAACGACTAGTTACGAGCAGCTGCTCACGTCCGGGCTTGCGCCTGAACGTATCAGTAGCCGGGTCGTACTCTAGTTCGGCCAGAAGTCCGAGCGGCTCGGTCGCGCCGGCACCAGCTGCGATCGGCTCCCAGGCTTCGGGTGATCGCGCTTGTCCGTCTTCGGTGGCGTGACGTCCGTTCGGAAGGGACACGAGGGGAAGCGTAGCGCATGTAGCAAGGCTCCGCTCGCGCATGCCCGCACTCGCGCGCTCGCGGATCCGCGTACGCGAGCGTACGCGCGCGTACGCGCGCGCGCGAGGGAAGCAGACTACTCGTCGTTGGCGATGCGCGCCAGGATATCCGCGTGACAATCCTTGGGCGCGCAATGACAACCCAAGATCTTGCCCTTCAGATCATGCTTGATACCGGCTATGTAGTCAGGATCTTTCCTGACGCTTCGCTCAAAGGCCATGATATTGTGGCGTCTTGAGGATCCCTTGTACGGGTTGCCCCAACGGGTACCGCGTCCGACATATACGTCGCAGGCAGAGTTCTTGACGTTGACGACCAGAGGGTGCGCCATCAGCCCTTGCGGAGCGCGTAGTAAGCCAAATACGCAGAGGAGTCAACAACCTCTGCTAGCGCCTCCCGGACGGGCGCGACGTAGCGAGCCATCTCAAGGCTCTGCTCCTGCAAAACCGTCAGAATGAACAAGGTCTCAAAGAGGGTGTGCTCGGGTACTTCAACGAATCCGTCCTCAGGCATGAGCCTTCATCGCCTGCTGGTAGTTCCTGATGAACAAGATCGTGTGCTTCCAGGCGGAGCGCTCGTGCTCCTTGCCTACGATCCAGGCGTCGGCTGTCCTGAGCTCTTTGCCTGAGCTCTTGGTGTTGGCCTGTCCCGCAAGCTGGAGGGTGATGGGCGGCGCCATCATGGGCGTGGTCTTGTGCGTACGCTTGTACTCGGCGACCTGCCCCATTCGATAGCCGATGACGCCCCAAAGCACGCGCTCAGGCATGCTACCCTCCTTGCCTGCTCCGCCGCCTCCCCAGGGGACCCAGTCCTCCGCTACGAAGAAGACGTTCTCGGGCGGGAGGCCTCTCTTCACGCACTCCTTGAAGAAGACTCGCCAGGTCTTCACAATCTCAGCGATTTGCTGGTACTCGTCACCCACCACCGTGGTAGACCCGGCGACCATGCGGTGCGCGACAGCCTCGTGCGGTTTGGCCTTCCAGTCGTAGACACCCCAAGCCAAGCCTGTGCTACCACCAGGGTCCATGGCAAAGACGCCGATGTTCACAGCGTCCCGGCTTCCTTGATCTCCGCGCGCACCATCATGAGGATCTTGCCAAGGTGATTGTGTCCCTTGCCGTTCACAGTACCCCAGAAGCGATCACCCCAGGAGTTCCCCTCTTCTAGCTCGGCATCGCCGGTTGCGAGAAGACGAGTCGCTAGCTCGGGATCCTCGAACTTGGCTCGCACGATCGCCTCCATCACCTTGACCTTGACCAGATCCCAGTCCTCGCGCATCCTGATCCTGCGTCCCATTCGTTTCGCTTTGCCAGGGTTAGGGGCCTGCCGGATGGCGATCAGGTCTTGTAGGTTCGTAGCTTTGGCGGCCTGGAAGGCATGTTCGGCTGTCGGGAAGATCCGGTTGCGGTATCTGACAGGGTGCGGGGAGAAGTTACTGAGGAACCGGAACTCGTCGTCGAACCGATCGATCTTCATACCTCGCACATCCCGTCAGCACAGTCCGAGCAAATGCCGTCGTTCTCCTCCTCGTCAGAGGTGAGCATCTCGCCGCAGCCGCACTCGCATTCGCAGAGAGGCCAAGGGACCAGGCCGTCTACACTCATCGATACTTCCTCGCCTTCAAGAAGAAGACCAGCGCCATCGCGATGGACACGAAGAAGCAGAAGTAGTCGGGCAGGTAGATCTGAACCGCGTAGTTGACGCCCAGCACCTGTACGGCGATGACCCAGTAGCCGAGACGACGGTGCGCTCTGGCGCTGTCCTCTGAAAGACGCTGTTGGTTGAGGTCGTAGAAGTCCATCAGGCCATCAGGCCCTTGATGCGGTCCCAGGCCGACAGCGGCCTTGGCTCTGGCTTGGCGATAAAGCTGCGCAGCCAGACGATTTCTGCGATGAGCGCGTATTCCTCCTGGCACTCAGTGCCGTCCACTGCCCACCACTCGTTCGGGCAGTCGGGGCACTTGGTTCCCGGACGAGCCACGCTCTTGTGCCAGGCATTGTCGCAAGGCCAAATACCGAATGCTGGGAACTCGGCCCACTCCGGAGTAGGCCCTCCTGGTTTCATGTTGAGCATATCTTTCATCTCCTGGAGATAGAGGCTGACGAGACGGTTGTAAATGAAGTCCGCCATCAATTGTGGGATATGTACCTGACCTCGCGCTCGCCCAGGCAGTTCGGGCAAAGGCTCAGCATGTACACGTTGAAGAACGGAACCTTCCGAGGAACCCAGCCCTGCCCGAGACAGACAGAGCACCGGCGGTACTGCGCCTCGGTCAGCCAAGCGAGCAGGGTCTGGTAGTCCGTCTCCATCAGTGGATGATCGCGCTCGGTCCTGAGTTGTCGTCGGGGTTCTTGAGCTTCTTCATGACGTGCCGGTCGTTGAGCATGCGGTCGAGGAAGATGCCGCTCTGCACCGTGCTCTCGAGGATCGACGTCTTTGTATCTGCCGATGAGACGAACCCGTCCTTCTCGACGATGATGATCTTGATGTCCATCCCCGGAGCGAACTCCGGCTTGATGATGTCCATCTGCATCGCGATGATGATGGTCTCGTGCGCTTCGGGCATCAGGCCAAGGGGTGGTCAGGGGCGGGCGGGATGCGACCGGCTGCGAGGCAGCCCTCGATGTGGACGTCCGCCTTGCAGCCTGAGGATCCGACGCACCCCACGAACTCGACGGGCGGGTTGGCGTCCCTCTCCTCCTTGGCCTTGATGGCGTCGAGCCAGTCTGAGAGCTCCAACTGGATGGGGCGGAGCATTGCCGGCAAGTCGCCCGCATCCCATGCGCCCGCGAGGTACTCCGCCATCGCCTTCATCTCCGGCACGATCAGGAACAGGAACCCGCCGACGCGCTGCTCGCCGATGTCATTGTCCAACGCCTTGTGCTGGTCGCGGCGCATCTCTGCCCCTGCGATGGCGGCTTCTTGACCCAGTTGCCCGAGCATGACGCCGAGCAGCGCCTGGTTTCCTTCCTCGCCCAAGCCCAGTATTTCGGCGAGCCTGGGCATACCGAGGTCGTCTCTCTTCTCGCTTCCCTCCATTATTCGGCACTCCTTCCTGTGAGTCTCACGTGGTAGTGACCCTGGTCTGCGACCCAATCCTCTGTATAGGAGAGGAGTTCCCACGGTGCGCTGATGTTCTTGTTCATGATCTCGATGAGCTCTGCCTTGGTGTGCGCAAGTTCTGCAGAACTGAAGCAGGCTCTTGCTACAACGAGCGAGTCGTTTAGATTGAAGTCTCTCGGTCGCAGTACGGGAGTACCGACGCGGTCGCTCGCTCGCGGGTCTACGCTTTGCCCCGAGCCGTGTGCTCGGGCCGCGCCGATGGGGTCGATCGCCGCCGTCATCCGATCGATATGTTCTTCCGTCGTCTCGAAACGGTCACACGTGCAAGTCACACCACCGAAGGACATCTGGTAGCTACATGTCTTGTCCACGCTGTGGTGGAACGCCCGCGGATGCTCGCAGTTGGCGCAAAGGTCCTGCGAGCTAGGCTCCTTGACATGATCGTGCAGCGGCGGCTCGGGCAGACGTAGCGCCAGACCCTTCGCCATTGCTAGCTCGGCCTCCAACTTGTCCACCTTGGCCTCAAGTTCGAGGTTCAGAACCTTCCGTGACCGGCGCAGTCCAAGCTCGGTGTTGGCGGCTGCTAGCTCCTCACGAAGCGCCTCAACCTCCTCGACGGTGACCATCGCGACCTGTTCGACTTCGCCGCCGCACTCAAAGCACGACGAGCGCT